TCAGATAAAGTAGATTATTTAGTGGTTGCTGGTGGTGGAGCTGGAGCTCCACAACACTCTGGAGGAGGCGGCGCTGGTGGTTATAGAACATCTTTCCCAAGCCCCGGTACAGTACCAGTTGCAATTCAAGGTTATCCAATTACCATTGGTGGAGGTGGAGCACCAACTTCAGCAGCTTATACATCAGGAGGTAGTGGAAATCCTTCAATTTTTTCAACTATAACATCAACAGCTGGTGGTGGAGGAGGAGGTTACCAGCAAACGGCAGCATCTGGTGGATCAGGTGCAGGTGGTGGATCCCAGTTTATGCCCGGTGGAGCAGGAAATACACCTGCAATTCCAAGTCCTGAAGGTGTTCAAGGATATGATGGCGGAGATGGACAAGATTACTCTCTGAGTGGCGGTGGCGGCGGTGGCGGCGCTGCGGCAGCAGGTGCAGATGCTTCACCCCCTACTAAGTCAGCAGGAGATGGAGGAGCTGGAGCTCAAAATAATATTGACGCTAATAACTACTATTGGGCAGGAGGTGGCGGTGGTGGAGCATATGGCACTACTCCGGCTCCTTCTGGTTCTGGTGGAAATGGTGGAATTGGTGGAGGAGGCGGTGGTGGCTCATCTCTTTACCCTGGAGGTACTGGCGGAGGAAGTGCAATTAATGATGGTTCACCTGGACAAGGAAGTAGTGGTCCTTACAGTCCGGGAACAGGTGGACCTGCAGGTGTAAATTCTGGTAGTGGAGGTGGAGGTAGTGGTAGTGCATACCCTAGTGGTGCTGGTGGTTCAGGTATAGTAGTAATAAGGTATAAGTATCAATAAAATTATGGCACACTTCGCAAAAATAAGTGATACTTCACAAGTTCTTTCGGTCTTGAGACTAAATAACAAAGATATGTTGAACGCTGACGGTGTTGAAGAAGAATCAGTAGGACAAAAATATCTGGAAAAACACAATAATTGGCCTGCTCAAATGTGGATTCAAACATCTTACAATACCACAGGTGGCAAACATTACGATAATAAGACTAGAGAATTATCAGCGGATCAATCTAAAGCCTTAAGAGGAAACTATGCAGGTATAGGATATACTTGGGACAAAGATAATAATATATTCTACTCTCCAAAACCCTATGCTAGTTGGGTATTAAATACATCTGAAGCTAGATGGCAATCCCCTATTGGCGATCCTCCAGATTTAGGTGCAGAATTAGGAACTCACATTTATGCCTGGAACGAAGCTAATCAATCCTGGGATAAAAAATCAATTTAATATCGACAATTTTAAAAAGATAAATTATATATAGGGTATATGGATAAGAAAGTACTATCCGAAATAGCTTTATATTACGGCGATGTTTCAATGCCAAAAGATTGGCAAATAGACCCTATTGAATTATCCCACCATATTTTACAATATCAAATAGATAACAAAAAATTTTCATTCTCAAAAACTTGGGATAAGTTGAATACTTATATTCGTGAACACATTCAACTTGAATATAATATTAACTTAATAAATAAAAAAACGTGGGGTAATATCTACTCGCCTCATGAAACTACCGTTCCTTTATTAAATGTTGATTCTGTAGATTTAAGAAACTCTCCTGATTACACTTTGTTATATGGGGTGAATGTTAAAGACTGCAGTGTTAGGATTCATTATGATGATAATAGACGAGCAGGAAGAAGTTGGGATCTGCCTTTAATCAATAATAACTTTATCATGTTCCCTTCTACGCAAATGTATTATATCACCAACCATCAAAAAGATTCTCTTAACTTTATACAAACGATTACTTATGAATTTATCTAATTATTTCTGGTATTTTAAATCTGCACTGACACCACGATTCTGTGATGAGGTTATTAAATATGCTTTAGAGAAAAAAGAAACGATGGCTATTATAGGTGGTGTGGGCCAAGATAGAAATTTACAAAAACAACCTTTAAACAAAGAAGAAGTTAGAAATTTAAAATATAAAAGAAATTCAGATCTGGTATGGATGAATGACCCCTGGATTTATAAAGAAATACATCCCTTTGTCCATCAAGCAAACAAAAATGCTGGGTGGAATTTTAACTGGGATCAATCCGAATCCTGTCAATTTACAAAATATAAACTCAATCAATACTATGATTGGCATTGTGATAGTTGGGATAAAGCTTACGATAGAAAAGACAAAAATGATCCCGATCATGGTAAAATTAGAAAGCTATCTATGACGTGTCAATTAACCGATGGTTCAGAATATTCTGGTGGAGGATTAGAATTTGATTTTAGACAATATGATCCACCCAAAAGGGATGAGTCTCAACATTTAATAAAAGCAACGGAAATATTACCCAAAGGTTCCATCATTGTGTTTCCATCATTTGTTTGGCATAGAGTTAAACCCGTCACTAGCGGAGTAAGATATTCACTTGTCGTATGGCATTTGGGATATCCATTTAAGTAATGGATAAAAATGAATATTTTAAAACTCCGATATGGGCCGAAGATAAACCTGAGTTTGTTAAATCATTAAATAAAGCCAGTGATAAATATATTCAAGCAGCTAGAAAAACCCAAAAAGATTATATTAAAAAATATGGAGACTTTGGAAACAGTTATCATTCAACTCCATTACTAGGGGATAATGATTTTTTAGATTTCAGGAATTATATAGGTCAAAAGTCTTGGGAATTTTTAGACCAGCATGGTTACGATATGAACCTATATACAACTCTGTTTTCTGAAATGTGGGTTCAAGAATTTTCTAAAAAAGGGGGAGGTCATCATGCAGCTCATATCCATGGGAATCAGCATGTAGCGGGATTTTATTTTTTAAAATGCAGTGAGAAAACTTCTTACCCTATTTTTCATGATCCAAGAACAGGTGCAAGTTCTACTAAATTAAGACTGAAACCTGAATTAAAAGGTATGTTTCCTGGTACAGAGCTAGTTCATTTTAGACCCAAGCCTGGAACTTTAATTATCTTTCCAGGTTATTTAGAACATGAATACGCAGTCGATCATGGCAAAGCACCTTTTAGATTTATCCATTGGAACATTACTGCTATCCCTAAAGAGATGGCTAAAGATGTTTAAGAAAGATAGACCGGTATATAAACTAAATTTGAAAAAAGAATTAAAAAATAAAAAAGAAGAAATGATTAAAGATATTTTAAAATGTAAAAGTGAAGCTGGGAACTATAGAACATTAAAAGGTTATAACTTTGAAATATTTACAAAGCACAATGATTATTTATATGAATTATTTATTAAAAAAAGTAAAAAATTATTAAATAATTTTACGATTAAGGACAATGATTTAAAAGTCTGGTGTTATTTTACCGGATTGGGTAATCATGTAGAGGATATCTGGCACAATCATATACGTACTTCTAATATAAACTCAGTTATTTATTTAGAAACAATAAAGAATTATGGAATTAAATTTGAAATGCATAAAGAAGTTTGGTATGTAGAGCCGAAAAATTTTGACCTTTTAATTTTCCCTGGATTTTTAAATCATCTACCTATTACTTCTAATAGCCAAGAAAGAATTTCTTTAAATTTAGAATTAAAATGTAATGAAAGTGATAAAGAGATTTTTGGATTATGAGCTTTAAAAAAAATAAATACGTCGTAATACGCGAAGTAATCTCAAAAGATCTGGCAACCTTTATCTACAATTATTTTTTAATGAAAAAACAGGTTTATGATACCTGTTTAAAACAAAGATACATTTCCCCTTATGAAACTTTATTAGGAGAATATGAACCTTCAAATGCACAAGTCCCCAATACCTATTCTAGCTATGCAGACATAGTCATGGAAACTTTAATGCTGAAGTGTCAGCCGATTATGGAAAAGACCACAGGATTAAAACTTCAACCGGCTTATGCTTATACCCGACTTTATAAAAAGGGAGATAAATTAAGACGGCATAAGGATCGTTTCAGCTGTGAAATATCTACCACAATGTTTTTAGGGGGAGACCCTTGGTCTATCTTTCTAGATCCATCGGGAGGT